TCTATAATCAGGGTTAGAACCTTCAGGTTTTACAACGAATGCATACTCTTTATCACCTCTTAGATAAATCGGGTTATCAAAGTAGAATGGAGTTGGAGCTGTAGCATCTGATGAAATATTGACATCTGCAGGGTCTAATCGTTTGAAACCGAAAGGCACTCTAATTGCGGTAATGTTTCCATTTACAACTTCACGGATTTCTACAGCAATTCCTTGTGTTGCACTTTTCTGTGAGAAGTATAGATCAATGCCAGAAATGAATACACCATCTGCTCCTAAACCAAAACGATTATCTGCAAAGTCTAGATTGTTGAATTCAAAGTCGCCGACACGGAATGTTTGAGCAACTGGATCTTTATGTGCTCTTACAGCATCAAACTCAGCAATAGTTGTGGTTCTTCTTTCAGAAACAGTATCAACTGATAATGAAGCTTCACGAGTTGACAAAGTAATTCCTTTTTGTGAACTTGCTAATCCTAGAGCTGTATAATTTCTATATGCACTAGTAGTTTCTGTTCCAGTTTGAGTAGCAGTATTAGCAATGTCAACTAGTTTGAATGGTCTTTCACCTAAACGAAAACGTATAGAATTATTATTAGGTATAATGAATACACCATAAACTGCACCATTTGCATTAGTATTCAATGCGCCACCTAAAGTTCCAGTATTAGCATACGAGTTATTAGTTGGAACAACATAATCATTGACTAAAATATTATCAAAATATGGATACACACGAGTATTTGGTCTCATGCCTGTTGCAGCAAATTTGATTTCTCGTGATCTCATAAATGGAATGATATCTGTTCTAGTTAAGAATGGACCGGATGATTGTGTTCTATCAAAAGCTGAAACATTCAAACGTGTACCAGTTCTGACTTGTTCTTCAGTAATCTTAATATGAACATCATCAATTGCTCCATGCGCATCAGCAAAACTTCCAGCTCCTACTTGCCCTTGATTTCCATCTCCCAAATTGACAAATGCTGTTCCTCTTACTTGTGTTTCAACACTTTGATCACCTTGTCTGTTCCATTCACTCCATTGTGTTCCCCATGCTTGCCCTAATGTTTGCCAATTACTTGCCAAATCTATAGACCATTGAACATCTGGCTGAGTTGTAGTATCGACCCAATGATCTGCTTCTGGTTCTAATGTTAGATTACCTACCCAATTGAAAGAAAGTTCACCAACTGGATTGATTGTTTTTGAACCCCATGGTTGATCAATATAAATTGAATGAGTATAAGGTAGAGTAATTAAATCACCATTATTTGGATATTGTACAGTTGAAATTGTTGATGTACCTACACTACCATTCTTTTTTAAAGTTGCAGAGGTCGTAAAAGTTCCATTACTGTTATGAAGGTACAAACGAACAATAGAATTGTTAGCAACCACTGTACGTACAGTACCTGCGGCAGTGGCAGAGCCCAGAGAAGAACCAAGATAGACAATATCGTCATTAGTATAGCTAACCGTATTAGATGTAACATCAATTCGTACTTGTTTACCTTTTCTGGTTACATTACTTGATAGGGATGAATTGAATTCAATATCGATATTCTGTTGATCAAAACGAGGGCGCAATTCCCCTTTATTTTTATCAATTGCTATAAAGTAAGAAGGATCAGCAACATCCGCATTATTATGACCGAAGAAGGAATCAACAAAGATACCATTTTTGAAACGATCTAAACCATTAGCATCTGGAATAGTTAAGTCTTTAGCTGCTTTTTCTAGTACATTTAGTGCAGTATAATATTCAAGTCTATCAATACGCGATTCAATTCCTGCAATATCACTCATTGTATAACGCTTATGGAAGAAAGGTTTTACTCGTACTGCCAAATCAACTCGTGCAACTCCAGTTTGTGGGTCAGTGAAATTGTAAGAGTTTTCAAGTGACAATGAAGGATATGGCGGAATATTCAATAATGATAATGTCATAGATTCTGCTGGTTCAGCTGGTGGGAATGGTTTATCTGAAGGAATTCCCTTGATTACTTTTTTCTTACCATCTTTACCCATAACAACTCTATCAACTCTAGGTAGATAGAAAATTACATCTGAAGTGAATGTAGAATCTGGAACAGGTACATATGATCCATCAGAATTTACTTCAATGGTTGTAGATTCGGTTGGATTAACTGCAGAACTTGCAACTGTTGTTGAATTAGTATTGGATGCAGAAGTTACACGTGGTCTGAAGTCTAATGAATCACGAAGATCATATGTTTTACGACTAGTTGTAGAAGTAAATCTAGGAATTTGTGCAGTGACGATTGCAGTTGTATTTGAAGTAGATTCATTCGGATCAATTACATATGAATCAATTGAAAAGAACCCAATACCACCAGATACATCATGTTCGAAATAATCAAATTCTACCACTAAACGATCCGCAGTAGTTAATGAAAGTGATGAATTTTCCTTTAATGATAGCTGTGAGTGTTTATACAAATTATCATTAGTATTACGTAAAATTCTAAATTCATTTGTTACATTCTTATTCAATGTTGAATAAGTTGTTCCAATGTATACATTACGCAAATTAAATACATCAGCAACACCTAATCCCCATGGACCAGTTGTTCCATTTGTATGTGATGACAAATCTAAACGGACATATCGACTCTTACGTGCAGATTTTGCAATAGGTTCAGCTGATTCTCTTTTATTATTGAAAAAAATCAACATATTAGTTGAATTTGCAAATGTTTCTTTTAGATCAATAGAAGCTTGGGTTGAAGAACTCACTGTAACTGTTCGTTCTGTTCCTGAAGTACCATTTGCAGTTAGATCAAAGATATAGCCAGTTGGGAAGATTTTGTATACAACTGCAGGGTTAGTTCCATCAACATTTGAAGGTTTTGGATTTACAACTAATGAAGTATCGCTTGAAACTGAAACAACTTTTAATGTAGGAGAAGCATTACCGGTTGAGGTATTTGCAATTGAGATATAATCACCGGCTTTAATATTTGTTAGGAATGAAGTTCCTGAACCTGTGATAGTATTTGTACTATAGGTAACAGTTCCTGTCAAACTTGCTGTTTGGGCTGTAGCTTGGGCAACAACGATGAAGTCTCGTTTCTGAGTGTCGTTTAGAGAACCTACACCATATGGGAATTCTTCTGTTCCTCCTGCATGTGCGCCTGAAATTAGAAGTGTTCCAGCACCTCCAGTATTGAATGAGACTGTCGCTTTATCTCTGAATTGATAAGTTGCATTAATTGTACCAGTATTAGTTGTAAGAGTGCTAGTTGCACGAACACCTAATGAATAAATGTTACGGTTGAAGGAAGGTTCTTCTAATACACAAATTCCATTAGTTAATACTGCATCGGCAAAACTATCAGGACCAGTTGCATTATTTACATAGAAAGAACGTACATCTGCAAATGATTTACCACTACTTGTTAATTGAATATCGAATAAGTATAGACGGTACTTACCATCTTTTTTACCCATAGTTCCAGATTCATATTGGAGACCACGAATCTTTGCTGTACCAATAGAAGAACCTGCAGGAGAACTTGCTCCCAATGAAACTCCACCTGATACTGCTGTTTGAACGGTATCATAAAGAGAAACTGTTGTATAAGTAGTTGGGTCCCAAGGTCCTACTACTTCGTTAACATAGACATAATTTCCAAAATTGGTTGTTACATTTACACCAGCTTCATGGCGAGTATCTGTTGCTTTGTCAGTTTCAATGAATTCTGTTGAAAGAGTTTCATTGCGATAACCCATAATATAAGCTACACCAGGTTCAATACCAATTGCTAGTTTGTTTTTGTTTCCTCCCTCACCAGCTGAGTAACGCCCAAAATTGGTTCCGGTATTAAGATGTTCTTTGACTTGGGTGTTAATTTGGCGAAGCATATAGTTACCAGACTCTTCATATGTTCTTTTAGCCATTTCACGGCCAATATCATCATATACTGTAGTCTGTCTAACAATTTTAATGTTACCATTTTCTACCTCAAAAATTGGAGTAAATGCTTCAGTATTTGCTGTATCTGTTAATGTTTTCTTTACTAGTGTTGCAACTAATTTAAGACGATCTGCTCCTGGTGCTGCATAATTGAATGAGCCAGAAGCATTATCAAGTAATGTACTATCAGTTGAATTAGTTACAATACTTTCAACAATTTTGAAACCAACTTTGTATGATGGTTGTGTTGAATATTTTTCTAGAACAAGTGTTTGTGGTGCAACGTTGACAAAGTTACCTTTTCCGTATACAATACCTTGGCCGACACTAAAGATTGATCCGAAACCAAATGCACCAGATGAGATAGTATTAGCCCGTTGACCACTACCACCATCTGCTGGTTTGTATACTATTTCTTCATTAAGAGAAAACGTTTTATTAGTTTTTGAAGTCCCACCATCGATATATTTGACAAGTAACGTATTATAATTTGGAGAAGTAGCTTCTGCACCAGCTTCATAAGCAATAACTTTAGCACGAACACCAGAAGTGGCTCCTTCTATAATACCATTTGAGAATACAGAAACTGATACAGTATTGCCGCCAGAATCATTATCACGAAGTTTAATGAATGCAACATTAGCATCATATTGAAATGAACATCCATCAATAATAGTACCATCAACGAAAATATTATCACCAAATCGTTCGATTTGATTCTGCATTATGCTTTGAATTTGATTTAATTCACGAGTCTGTACTGCAAGCCCAGGCTTGAATAATACTCTATGATAGTTTTTTAATTTTGCACTAGTTTCAAAATCATCAAAATAAGGTGAATTATTTAAATTCGTTTGTAATGGCATTTATTATCCTCAGTATCTGATTATAAGTTTTATGTCTTCTGTTTGATCGGATGCACGGCTTACAGGAACTCTATTTTCAATATAAAGAATATCTCCTGAATAATCTTTCAAGTCTCTATTATTTATAGAAGAAACAACTGCGGTTACACTAGAAGTATTACCGGTAATCGTTTCTGATGTAGAAAATGTTCCATCTAGACCAGTTAAACTAAGAACTCCAGCTGTTCCTAATGCGTTAGTATTTGCAAATGAAACATATCGAGCCTTAGCTCCACTAGTTCCTCCAGTGACCATTTCATCCGCAGAAAATGTTCCAGATTTACTAGTTACAGTTAATTTAGTTGTCATATCATATGTTGCAGAATTTGCTTGACTTCCATTTGCTAATAATGGATTTGTCATCAATCCAACAACTCTAAAATCATTATTAACGAAAAGAGTATTAGATTCTGTTCCACTAATTCGAGCATTTAAAATAATATTGTATGATGGCAATTCTTTCACTGGATCAGAACCATGACCACCATAAGGAGGAATACTACCATTTGCAGTAGCACCAGAGCCGTGAGAAGAATTAGCTGAAATTGTCACAGAAAACTTAGAATAATTACTTCCTCTATTTAAAATTATAATTTCATTAATTGCATTACCAGTAGTTGAAGAAGCCAATGCCGGCAATGCAACATTTGCATATGCCAATGCTTCACTACCATCACCAGTAATAATTACATTTGGACCAATATAATAAGTAGATGAAGTATTAGGAGTAGTAGTAAATGAACCGTTAACTGTTAATTGTTTTGTAGTACCAACATAATTAACAATGCGACGTAACTGTCCTGCACCAAGACCAGATTTAATATAAATTACTGAATTATTGTATACATCATCGGTACCAGACGAATGGCTAGCTAGTGTTACAACAGTTGAATTTGTAACTGCAGCAAAAGTACCATTAGTTGCAAGATATCCAGTTCCATTAGCTGTTAGTTTAATAAAATCAATAGAACCATTGACTGCCGCTTGCTGAACTGACCATTGTGAAGTTCCATCATTAGCTGTTAATGTTTTTACTGGAATATAGTTAGTGGATACGAATTTCAATACTTCAGATGCATTGATAGTATACATGAATTTCCACAAATAACCATCACTAGTTTTAAAAATAGAGGTAGAAGTAGATGTAGGTTTTACAGTAGATGTGGCGCCATTATTGTTATCAATACATTTGTATACATTATATGAATCTGTCATGACATAGTATTGTGAAGAATAAAGACTTGAATTGTTATGTGTATATGCAGTGTAAACTGTTCCAGAAGTCCAATTATA